GTGTCAGGAACTAAGTTCATTACACGGAAATTACCAGTAGAAGTAGATGCACCAACTACAGCGCCATTAGAGTTACCAGAAACAGAATTACCTGTAAGTGTGTTACCAGCCATGTTTTGACCAACAAGAATTGACGAAGCTGAGCCAATTGTTGAAGAACCTGCGGCAGTAGTTACAGCAACTCTAAATACTGTATCTGGGTCGTCACAAATAATCGCAGTAATATCGCCAGCTGTTATATTGCCGGGATAGTATTGCGAAAACTGACGGTTTTTAGTTGTAGGATTGGTATAGTAACAGCCCAAGAAAACACCTACTGCCACGTTACTGGAAATAGTGTTAGCTAGGATTGTTACATAACCAGCTGTTAATCGTACAAAATCGCCGTAATAAATAGCGGTGTCGTAGTTGTACTGAATCGGCAAATTGCGAGTCGACCCAGAAAAAACCTGACCACCGATAAGATTAACGGGCTTAAACCCATACGGGCCTGAAACAACAGGATAAGCTGCCATTTAAATCTCCATTAAAAGTTAAAAATCATTTTTCACCACCACCAAAACCACGTCCTCTAGTTGTTGTGCTTTTACGCTCAGCAAACAAAGGCATATCTGGGTTACTCTGGCGCATAAAACTGTTGTCCACAGAATCCATCTGGTTTTGTGCCTTTTTCTCAAAATAGTCTTTACGAGCTTGGTTCATTTCTTTTGGTATTTTGCATAAAAGCAACCCACCATTTTCAACTTCGCCATTCTTGTTAGGGTCTATTTCTAATTCAGGGTAATCTACTGCCTTTACTGGTACCCAACCATCACGTCGCTTTTGCGATATGTTAGATGCGTTATCCTGCCCGTTCACAGATACTGCCATCCAGTGGAAGTCAAAATCTGGGTCTGGTGCCGGTTCCGGTAAAGTACTCGCTGGTTTGTAAACATAACGAGTTTGTGTTTTTTCGCGGGTTTCTAACTCCCGAGGTGTTCTAGTATTAGCCATTTGCTCTCTCCAATTTAAGTACTTCATCTGCGTATTGTCTGTGTGTTAAACCATACTTCTCCGCTAAACGTGCTTGCGTAGCTGTTAGTTTAATCACTTTTTTAGCCCCCGAAGATCGAGAAGCCGATGCAACAACCGTTGCCGGTTTTTTGCCTGACTCAGCGGGTTTAGAACTTCTATCAGAGTTCCCAAACATCTCAGGAAACACCTGCTTTAAGCGACCATCTACTTGGTCGAAGTATCCATCAGAGCGGGGGTCTACCCCGGTGGCAACTAGTTTTTGGTGCAGCCCTAGCGCAAAGGCCGTAACTTCTTCGTATCCCGGTGACCCAAACCACTGGTTTTTTGCTTGCCAGCGCAAGGTTTTTTCGTCGAGTCGTGGTGCTTCCGGTGCCGATGATTGTATTTGTACAGCATTTTCTTCGGTTTGTAAAGGGGTAGGCCTAAAATTTTTCGCAGCTTCGAGTTTCATCTTAGCTTCTGTCAAATTTTCCTGCGCCTCAAGCATAGCGTCGGAATCATAACTTTCCTGCGCTTCCTTGTATTTACGGCGTGCCATCTCCATATCTGCTTCAGCTCGAGCTTGTAAATTCTCAGCATAACTAGCTTGCCCAGAATTGACATACTCTTTAAGCCTACGATTTTCTTCAAGAATAGCCCGAGTCATGTTCTCTAGCTCTGCCTTTTCACGAGAAATTGCCTCTTTAGCACGTCTTTCATCGTGCCGTGCATGAGTTAACTGTTTAATACGGCTTTGTGCTTTATTGCCGTAAGACTCAATCTCCTCATCAGTAGGGTCTTCTACCTCACGATCAAGGGGTACTGCTCTCCTGTCTCTTTCGGGGGTATCGTCTTCAATTTCAATCTCAACGTCCGTCTCATTGGAAATATCAATGTTTACGTCGTTGTTTTCTTCCTCAAGTTCATGAGGAAACTTAAAATCTTCATTGTTTGCCATATGTTTCTCCTATTAAGCTCGTCTAATGCCACGTGGGTCTTCGACTGTTGCTTCAACCTGATCGTCATTAATCAAGCGAAACTCCTTACCGTGAATCATGATGCGTGTCCCGGTATATGGACGTGTTATTACAAAGTCGCCAACCTTACACCACGGACCATCAGGAAACTTATCGGCATCGTTATAGGCATCTGGTCCCATCTTTACAACAAACAAAACAGGGGAAGTAATTTCCTCAATCTTGACTGTTTGCTCAGATTTTAAAATACCACTTTCAAACGTATCGCCTGCTTCAACCAAAGCGCAAAGAACACGCCAACCTTTGGGGTCAGGTATTGACTGGGCTTTTTGTTCAGCGTTTTCATACTCATGGTCTATTTTTGGGAGTTTTACGCCCAGCGGCAAGACCAATTCTTTTTCCGGTAAATCAAGTATTTCACTCATTGTTGGCTCTTTCTAAGTTTTCAGCGAGGTCTATTAAATGCCGCTCTGCGAAGGCTAGACCTCGAATTACCCCGCAAAGTTCTTTGTACTGCTCAAAGCTAGTGCACTGACCATTAGCCATATCGTCAGTGAAATTGTTCATATCTACACGGAGCTTATCCCGTAGTGATTCAATAAAACCAAGTGTTGCTAAATCCATTATTTCTCCGTTTTCTTAGACTGCAATAGTTGAGCACGTTTATGTGCCATGTCTAACCCTAACTTAGTGCCCGTTTCTTCTTGTTTAGCCTGTAATGCCTGCTTAGTCTGTAAATCTTTTAACGTAGCCTGCATACCCGCTATTTTTTCTGTTGACTCGATTTTCTGTTTCTGAATCTCAAGCTCGTCAGCTTTAGCCGCTGCATCTGCCATGAGTTTTCTTTCTTTTATGTCAACTTCTTTCTGCTTAAGCTGCAACTCTTGCATCTGCAACTGTAATATCGGGTCTTGTGCGTTCTGCTGTGCTTGCTGTTGCGCAACCATTGCTTTACTCTGCGCAAGGACTTGCGGAGCTGCTTCAGCCATGAGGCGACTGATTTCTTTCTCCATGTCTTCTGGCATTTCATCTTCTGGGTTCGGCAACGCAACACCAAGAGCCAACTCAATCTTCTGTCTATACGCATACCCAACGTGTTCAGCTATGTGCGACTGCATAGCCGCCATAATCACAGGAGCTTGAGGATTCTGCCCAATGAGTTGCTGTACGATTGGGTCCGTCATAGCAGACTGGTGGACCTTAATATGAGATTCATGGTCTTGGTAAATAAACGCTTTTAAGGGTTTACCCTTAAGCGCATTCATGTTCTCTGTTACTGGGTCGGTTGGTTTCTGGTCGTCTTCTAGCGGCACAAGCTTATCCGCATGTTTAATACCAAGAACGTCTAGCATCTGTCTATGTAGCACCGGCAGGTTATAAATCTGTGGAGCCATCTGTGCCAACTGAATAACCGCTTGGTACTGTACAACTCTTTGTGAGAGCGTAGCAGCATTAGGGTCACTAACAGGAATAACTTCGACCATGCTGTAGTCAGACTTCTTAGCGCTTGCCCGACCTTCTTCTGGCTCGTATGTGTAGTCTGGGTCTGTGTAATCCCTAATAATCGCAGCTAATAACTGCAATTCTTGCTTCATTGTGTAGTGCGTACGGGCCTGTACAGCGGACATTACCTTAAGGGTTCGCTCCAAAATGGCCAGAGTAGTACCCACTGGCGCTTGATTTGACATGTCCGCAACCTTCATATCTGAAGTAGCGGCAAATCTGCGTCCCTCTTCAACGATCTTATCCATTAACCCAGATAAAACCATCGACGGTTCTTTATAAGGTAAAGGTAATATGTTATCTCTTATATTTCCTGAACCTAAGTCCACATCACGGAACTCTCCCGGAGCTATTGGCGTATCATCGCCCTTAATCCGTAGACCCCTAGCTTTAAGCCCGCCGGGTAGGTTTGATAAGGTTCCAGCGTCTACCAACTGACGCATAATACTGGTAGCACTCTTAGCGTATCCGCCTATTAAATGGAACAGTCCAAAGCCATAAGCACCGTATCCGGGGATGTACTGATAATGGACAAAATGCTGCCTTTTAAGTTTTAGCTCATCGTCTTCGTTCCAGTTACGGCGAATAGCGATAATTTCTTCGGTGCCACGTATCATTGTTACCACGTATGGCAACGCAATACCCGTTGGCTCTCCGTCGTCATCTTTATCTTCAAACCCCGGCAGGTCTAAATCAGCATGAATTTCATATAACTCAAACCGGTCGTCATAAGACGCTGAAAAACCCGTTTCTTTGTCTTTTTTCTGCTGAATTTCGTTTAAAAACGTGTCTGGTTCGTCATTTAAGTCAACTTCTGCATAGAACCCTGCGTTCATTAACTTAAGCAATTCGTTCTTATTCTTACGCATTCTGTGCGTAATCCGTGAACAAGTCTCAATATCACTAGCCCCGTACGGCAAAATAACGTCTTCTGCGGGTATAAATATGGCTACTTGCCTATTTAAACTTGGGTCAAAGTAAATCTTCTTAAAGGCAGAGCCAGCACTTGGCAAGTTCCACAACATCTTCTCATGCTCAAGCCTGTACTCAGGCATCTTTTCCGTAAGCTGGTAGTTCATGTCATCTTCAACACGAACAGCGGCTTCTTTCTTTTCAGGAGTCTCTTTCCCGATAATCTGTGTTTTTGCGGGTCCTTTTGCTGGAAACGTCTCCATAATGGTATCGGACTGAAACCGCACAACAGCTTCGGTAATCATGGGGTGGAACACACCACATGCGCCATTCCAAGGTTCTGTACGTTCCTCAAACTTTAGTCCAAGAAGCGTAATACCGTCCTTGTACATTTTCTCCCAGTCTTTACGGGATGCAATGTCGTTGTCAATATCTTCTGATAGGTCGCCTGCAAGTAGCTGTAAGTCCCCGTCTTCCATTACCTCAACTAGGTTCTGGTTAAAGTCCTCTCCGTCTTCAGCGTCGGGGTCAATCTCTAGCTCGACATCCCCCATCTTAATATTTACCGACTCAGGGTCTTCAATTTCAATCTCAATATCCGGTTCTTCTTCGGCTAAAGCGCTTAACCCTTGCGGGGCTTCGTATAAACTTTTTTCTATGCTCATTATCTTTTCCTTAAAGCCATGTTTGTTTTTGGGTTATATGTAAACGCATTAGTCGGTTTACCCGTACGTTTAGCCGCTCTATCTTTAGCTCGTTCTTCAGCAGTCATATTATTACGCACCGCACCGCCTTCTGTAAATGAGCCGTCTTCTTTCATATGACCCCTTGATATTAACACTGCCCGTGCCGCCGCTTCTGGGTCACTAGGTGGATTTTTCTGAGTACGCATCTGTTCTGTCAATCTTTCTAACAAAACTCCTTTGCCCATATATTTCTGCGTAGTCATATTTTCCTTAGTAGTACGCCGCTTTACGGCGGTATTTGTACAAGAGGTCGTCGTCTTTTTCATCTGAGTCAAGGCTGATAAACCCACCTTGTCTATACCGCAATAGTGCTTGGGACACCGTATCCACATAGTCGTCGTTCTCGCCTACAGGAAAACTAGCTACTTCTTCAACCACTTCTCTAGCCCACCTTGTATCTGGTGCCCATACTTTACCGCTTGTAAATAAATCTGCTACAGCGTTAAGCCTGACCATTTTATCATTACCACGGGACGGTGAAAACTCCTGTACAGGAATGCCTACCCGCCGCAGTTCTTGAATTAACGGTGCTCCCGCCGCTTTTTTCTCAACTATAAACGCATCTGGGGTCCACTCTTTATAGTGTTTTAATGCCGTAGCCTTTAATTCTGGGAACGTCATCCTGTCTTTAAACGCATCTAGTAGTATTAAGTTAGGACTACCCTTGTCCTCGTTGTTATACCAAACCCCCCATGTAGTACATGCGGAGTAGTCGGCTGTATTACTAGTTTCGAACGCCGTATCCCAAGACTGAATGACGTACTCCACGTTAGGTGGGTCGTCTAACTCCCATATTTTCCAATCTTTACGCCCAATAACCGCCGACATGTCGGATGTGGGGTTCTGCATGTATTGGGCGTTCCAATATCTTGGGTCAATACTGGCTTTAGTGTTCTTTAATGCCTCAAGGGGCCATTGCTCAGGCCAAAGTGACTTCTCTTTATCTGTATCTTCGTGCAATATGGCTGGTAACTCGACCAACTCCCACGGTATGGTGTTCGGATTCTTAATCTGGTAGTCCAGTAAGCGCCCTGTCAAGTCCAATAACGACCATCTGGTCATTATCACAATAATCGCCCCACCCGGCATAAGCCGTTGTAGTGGTCCGGTCTGAAACCAAGACCAAGCTGTATCAAACGCTAGACGTGAATTAGACTTTACATCTTGCTCACTATGCGGGTCATCAATAACAAACAAGTCAGCACCCCTACCTGCAAGAGCACCGCCAACACCAGCAGCATAATACTGTCCACCAGCGCCGGTCGACCACTTACCCGCTGCTTTTTGGTCATCTGCAACCACAGTTTCTGGAAATAACTCATTGTATTCCTCGCTTTCAATCAGATTCCGGACTCGTCGACCGAAATCTTCTGATAGCCCCGCAGTGTGGGTGCCCATAATAATCTTTTTATCAGGGTAATTGCCTAAAAAATAAGCAGGAAACAAATAAGAACTGAACTCGGACTTACCCATACGAGGCGCAATATTAATAATCACCCGTTTTTTGTGTCCGTCAACCACGTCCTGAAATATTTTAGCTAGTTTCCTATGATGGGGTCCCACTTTGAACCCGGGGTATATCCGTTTAGCAAACTCAATTGGGTCGTTTTTAGCTTTTTTAAGCTGCGCCCTGTTTTCTTTTTGCTCTAAATTCTCTAAAAACGCTAGCTTCTCAAACTTCGTCATGTGGGCCATCGCCCGTTGGGCGGCCATCGCTTCTTGAGGAGACAGAACGTCAATCATCTACTTCGCTCGCCGTAACATCCACTACGTCCGCTTTGCCCATGTAGCGCCCAAGCTTTTCCTTAATGCGTTTTTCTAGCTCTTCGTCGCTTATGTCTTCAGTCTTAACTTGCACCCGTTCTGTAAACAGGGCTACCTCGGTAACTTTACCCAGCATCTCTAGTGCTTTTAGCCGAATCCGTGCGTCGGGGTGGTCCGTATCTTTGACTATCTTAGTCACCGCCATGCTCCGTAGCTCTTGCGCTTGCTCGACAAACTTCCACTGGTAGGCCGTTACCATACCCACGATAGACCGAATTTCTTCCGGCACTTCTAGGGCTAGTACTTTGTTTTTTGCGTCGGGGCTGTTTGTAACTAAGGCGTTGAATGCGTCGGTGGCACTTTTTTCTTGAGCATCACTGAGTATACCGTCGTCATCTTCGGATATGCTTTTTAACCAATCACTTGTCTTTAGCTGGGCGTTGAGGGTTTGAGAAGCGTTTAGGTCATCTAGGGAAACGAAGTCCTCGCCAGAAACTAGTTCTGGTACAAAATCTGCGGCATTCTGATTTACTAGGTGTTCCAAAAACAAATTCAAGTCATCCTTGGTAGCGTGGGGG